TTTAATCCGTGTAATCCATACTTTCAAGATAATCCGTGAAAATCCGTGGTCCTTCTTTTAATCCGTGTAATCCATGCTTTCAAGATAATCCGTGAAAATCCGTGGTTTCTTTTTGGTTTCAGGCAGATTTTAAGTGCACGGGCACGGAGAACGGATTTTGGTTGCCGGTGGCCGGTTGATGAACTTTTCTTGTCCTTACAAAAAGAGCTTTTAAATATTGCTTTAAAAATAACTCTAAATCTCTACCTCGAAACCTGGAACATGACCAGGGGGGGGATAAATTTGGGGAATTTTTGAGATATTCAGTTTCCTGAAAATTATTTCACTATTTGAAATAATCCCACACATAAAAAAAAGGTAGGTACAGCTACCCACCTTTCTTATTTTTATATTTCTTATTTAATATTAATAATTTGAGATAAGAAGCTCTGTAACCCTCTTCCCTTTATTCCCCCGGTTTACACTATATACTATTGGGATTTTTTCTATATTGAAATTCCCAAATAGCTCCCGGATAAACTGATCATCATTTAGGCTTAAAAGAAATTTTCCTTTTATATTTCTAAGGATATTTGATAAATCAATAAAATCCTTATCACTAAATGTATTAATATAACTCTTTCCACCTTTACAATGATAGGGAGGGTCAAGATAAAAAAATGAGTAATCCCTATCATATCGCATCACCAATTCTCTAAAATCAAGGGATTCAATAATAGTCGTCCTCAACCTTTCAGAAGCTTTTATCATAATTTCTTTAATATCTTTTGCAATCAATGTGGGTTTTACACTTGTCATTATTTTAAAAGAGGCATTCCTTAATATACCTCCATAAGAAGATTTAAGTAGATAAAAAATTCTTAATGCCTTTTCCATTTTAGTTAATTCTATATCTGACTCATATAGTTCACCTTTATATCTCTCAAATTTTCTCCTTGAATATAACTCATATTGAAGCATAGAAACAAACTCAAGAGGTGCAGTCTTCATTACTTCATATAAGCAAATAAGGTTATCATCCTTATCATTGATTATCTCAAATTTTGATGGTTTCTTAAAAAAAAAGATTAAACCTCCCCCCACAAAAGGTTCAATATAACATTCGTGTGGTGGAAACTTTTCAATAATTTGTTTTCTTATCCTTGTTTTACCGCCAAAATAACACAAAACACTTTTTTTCATTTATATTACCTCCAATTAATCTTTTTTACATTTTCCAAAGCCTATGTTAAAATATTTTCTACATTGGAGGGGCTTCGGCCTGGCGCTGGGAGGTTCAGCGTCGCAGAGGTAGTACCAGTACCTCTGCCTCCTTAAGATGTTTTAATATTAATCCATATTCTTTTAATTGCCTTTGTTAAAGCCCAAACTGCCTCTACCAATTGTCCCAGACCTTCTTTTTGACTTGTACTTAATTCCCCAAATTTTGAGCTAAACCAAGTGGTAAGTTGGTCTCTATCCATATCCGCAATTTTAGAAATAGTCTGATCATAATCATCTAAAGCCTCGGTATCTGCAACAATTTCCTCTTTTGTTTTCCCTACTGTTATTAAAGTAGCCATTCAGCATACCTCCTTATATTTTACTTCTATATCTAATTCAGTATCGGCAGGTATATATATAGAACAAACATAATCACCATCATTATTTAATTCTTCATTCATTGTATTTCCCGGATAAATAATACAAGCTTCTACTCCAGCATTTTGAGTAATCCTTAATTCAATAGTCCGGTCAATAGTATCCCTTATTATAGATATTTCGTCCGCCGGGACTACAAAGTACTTATATCCATCACCATCATCCAAATTACCTTTGGGAGTATAAAATTTAAAAGAATCAAATTTTAAATAATATCCATCAATGCGGATATTATTAAATGAATAAAAAATCGTTTTGCCTTGAACTCCATTAATCTGTATTTTCTCCATATTATTCTCCTATAGCGAACCACCGAAAATAATTGACCGCGGTCGAATAAGCTTTAAAACCAGTAGTACTCAAATTTCCATACCAAATGCTATAGTTGCCTTCAGGAGCAAATGCCAGGTCCGGTGTACTTGAAAAAGCTTCATCAAAAGTAATATTAGCCCCTACAGTGGTACCATAACTTCTCCCAGATTGTATATTTTTCCCCCTTAAGAGATCCGCATCTAAGCCGCTCCCAGTACCGTCAACGGTAATGAGTAGAGTCAACAAATCCGAAGCTGATAACCTGGCTTGCGGTACAGTCCCAGAGGATAAGTTAGAAGCGTTATGATATGAGCTTCCATGCTCCCCGTCTAACATATCGGCATTCAGTCCCGATGACCCTCCGTCTACTGTTTTTATTAAAGTGAGTAATTCTGATGCGGACAATGGGTTGGTTGTTTTCCATTCAGAGCCGTTCCACACCTTCCAATAAAACTCTCCACTTACTAAAAAAATTCGTGCTTCATTTAATCCCGGATCTGAAGTGTCACTGACTCTACATGTCATTACATGGTGGTTCCACCGTGCAGTAGTCACAGGATACTTTCCTTCTATTAAAGCCATATGCCCTCCTATAATAAAATTGGGGAATCTTCTTCCGAATCAGTGAGAATTGCTATTTCATTATCACTTTCGCTTTCACATACTATAAATATTCCAGAATTATAATCAGTCATATCATAACTCTGAAACCTGACAAACCCAGTTCCCGGCGTTCTATTTTCTCTTATAATTTGCACTTGTCTATATTCGTCAAAAATATTATTCCTACTTTTAACAAGTGCTGTATCTCCTAACTCAAAAATATTTGCTTCTATTCGAGGGATGGAAAATTCATTAATGATGATTTTTCGTGACCTAAAAAAGCCTTCCCGGCTAGCTACATCAAAAGCAGTAATGTCATTATTAGTAAATTTTAGGTTTAATTCTCCAACAGTGGAGAAGTTAATATTCCCCGAAATATCAGCCGGATTTCTGGTATATTCCTTGTCTACCGGAATATATTTATACCTACGGATAAATAAACCGCGGATATATTCCCGTGATAAAGAGTATGTGAAATTATAAATTAAGGATGGATGTATTTTTAATACTGGAGTTTCCATACCCCAGCGTATTAACTTTATCTTTATTTTAGCTTCTTTCGTTATTATTATTCTACAATTAAAGCTCTGTGAGAATAAAGAAAAAAAAGAAAGCCATGTGATATCATCATCGATATATATCATATCGCCCTGGTATTCGCGCTCTGTAAAAACTGTAGCTGCATCTTCGATATCTATAGTCTCGAAATTTGAAAAAGTAGACACTAAGTTTGAAAACATGTAGGCAGGATTATCTATCAAATCCCCTCCACTTTCCGGCCCTAAACAAGAAAATAATAGATAAGTTTCTGTAGAATCATAAACTATATATGTATACCCGTTCACATCTACATCTAATGATATTTGAGAAGTAATATCCGTTCCATCGGGAGTGTGCACATAAGATAATACACTTAACTCGGTATAGCTGGCTAAGTATTTCCCCCCAGGGACTTTTATAGCTTTAAACATCTCGGCTTTTGTATTGGCAGTACCATATATTATATTAGCGTTAAATCCTTCGTTATCTGGGTCTACCCCTGGGAAATTATCTTGAGAAATGGGTATACTTATAGGAGAGTCTAATTTTGAGAAGAGATCCCCCTTTATTTTAAATATATTTTTTTTGCCAGTATCTGGGAAATCATATACCCAGCCGGTAAAAGTAATTTCCCCATTATCGCGAACTTCTATTTTACTACCTAAACCAAGCTCTGATAAAACCCTATCTGAAAAGTGCTTGGTCGAATTGTCAAGGATAATCTCTACTGTTGGATTTTCAATAGAATAATCAAGAAGTACCGCTCTCGAAATATCAGAAATAGATATTAAATAGGGTAATGTTTGATAGGTTTCATATTGAATTGAGATATGACTATAAATTTCAGTCCCTGAATCCCACTGTATAGTTACTTCGATCATTAGACTTCCTGTTTTTCAGTAATAGCATGCTCTCTAAATTCAAGGCTATAAGTATCCCCTGCTATGTCGATATCACCATCAAGAGATTTAGATGCTACAATCCCATAATACCCCTCTACTTTGGTAAAAGAGGGGATAAATACTTTATTGCCCGGAAATATGAGCTTTTTATAATTATTGTAATATTGACTATCTACATCATTAAACTTAACCGTGAACTCATAATAACTGGTAGGCGTCTCCTCATCTTCAGTAGGGGTCTCAATATGTAACCCTTCATCACTTGTATCTACGTCTTTATTTATAATATAACGCTTTTTATAGGTATAACTGAACTGATGCGGAAATTGAAATGCGGTAAGGTAAGGAATGATGCAGCCTATCTGAATAGGAGCTGATGAAGATATATAAATTTGGAAATAATTATAGCTGGAGGTAGTTGTATCTATAAGGTATGTATTCTTTTCCGCCCAGGGAATGTCTTTTTCAATGTAGTTAGAGTAGGTATCATCTGTGCAGTATCTAAGTTTTTTAGTAGCGGTTTCAGGTATATTATGATTAGCAAATACTAAGGCTTCGATCTTCCGGGCTTCTGTATATGAAAAATTAATTGTTACGCTACTGCTATTACTTTCAAAGACAATGGATGGATTAAAGGTAAATGCATTTTTTATTTCATAACCTGGTTTTGTATCCGCGCTATAAAAGTCCGGTTTTTGCCGATAAAGCAAAAACCCACCATTGGTATTGCTGGTCATCTAATTTCCCTCCTAATTTCTCTCAATAACTCTTGTGTTATTGATGCCCGCAACCCTTGCATATTGTCCGCCCAGGCATCCACAAACGCTTTTTTTAGGGTTTGTTTATCAATAGTAGTATTACTCGTATTAGGTGAAGAAGAGTCAATTTTTATTGTAATTGGGGACATTTCAAGCTTTAAATTTATATTTATGTTTACTTCTTCAGTTGTCTGGGTAGGCATATAATAAGATGATATACCATCATTAGCTTGTGTGCTGTATAAATTCTCTTCTGGTATTATTGCAAAAAGTTCTCTCCCGGACTCACCAGCAAGGATGTGTTGATTTCCCATCATAATGTGTGTAGGGTTATTTAACCAGACTTGATATCCTGTTGCGGCTGTCACATCGGGGGCCCAGGTTTTTGTACCTTCGTCCCAGGTCTCGCCTTTTTCAAGGTGTGCATACCACTGTTTCATGCTTGCAAGGAATCGGTCGTATACATCTTGAGCTTCATCGATGACTACCAAACTTTCTAAATCGTTCAGAAAAAGGCGCATTGATTCTTCCGATGCCAAAATAGTAGCCCTGGAATTCTGCCATAGGGAAGCCATTTGGTACATTTGGGCCGTCATAACCTGCTTTTCTTCGTCAGTATAGACACCGTATCTTCCCCCAATTTCTGAACTTGTTTCTTGCCCGATCAATGCTAACATATTCAACAATGGTCGGATATTGCCCTCTGCATCGATGGCAAATCTTTCCGTTTCATCCGCCATATTAGACATTATGATAGTGTATTCGTAATCAAGTGTTGAAAATGTATCAAGTATGGTATACATAGAGGTATCAACTGAGGAAAGTACTGTAATCCATTCCTCTGTTAATGTAATTATAGAATGCCCCCTCATTTTATCGTAGTATTCGTCATCTAACCAGGCTACGGTATCACCCGTAGCCTTTAATTGGTTTTCAACGTCTTTTAATCCCCGCCTCCAACCGGATGTTTCATCTTGAATATTACCTAAAGCATCAAGTGCCTTTGGAGTTACTGTATCTAAGGCATAAGGAATATCACCCCCCAGGAGTCTAACCATTTCTTCCATTAACATTATTTGTTTATCCTGGGCGGATATCGATTCCTCATTTAAAGCCCCTTCGGTTTGGGCCCTTTCTATAAGTGCGGCGGTTTGATCGTCTATAGCAAATCCGTAGCTTTCGGCATATTTGATTAGTTGTGATAATTCCGGGCCTAATATCCGTAATGCATCTTTTTCCGAAGCTCCGGCCGCGATTAATGCATCAAATTGATTCAATGCCTCTTGGCCAAACCCAGTAAAAAGCTCCTGTGTCATATAAACTGAATCGCCGATACCGGTAATCATTGTTTGTGTGGCCTCTATGTTTTGTATTAATGCCTCGTTTTGGGCTATAAAATCTGAGAGGTCAATCATTTCCTGGATAGCCCCGGAAATTTCAGTGCCTTCAGCTTCCGCTTTTTCCTTCAACTGAGTAAAGGAATCCCCCATAAATCCAACTATCTCAAGAAAACTATACCCCTCCTCCTCAAAAGCCCCAAAGGTAGCAAGTATATTACTCTCTAAAAATTGCAGGTTATCGGCAAGGGTTCCCTGCATTGTAGATATATAAGTATTAATACCAGTAACAGAATCATTCAATTTTCCTAATACATAATCGTTAATCTCTGCTACATCAAGCCCCATATCGCGGTTTTGCCTTATAATTTGGAGCATGTAATAGGTGCCTTCTTTCCCAAATTCTTTGGCTTTTTCAGCAAGAATTGTGAAAGATTCCCCCATGGCCTGGTTAGCAGCCTCCTGGGAAATCGTCCCTTGAATAACATCTGCTTGAATCTCCCGTACCCTGTCCGCGTACTGTTCAAAGTTAGATATATTAAGGTCTTGAGAAAGTATATCTGAAAGATATATGCTGGTGGCGGCGTGTACGGTGCCTATTTCTTCAGCTAATTCATGAATTTGATCATTAAGTTCTGAAGTGACATTCATCCAGGCGTTTTCCCTGTCGATTGCCTCTTGCACGCCATCACCGGTAAATAGGCTTATTATGCCCCCGATTACTGATGTAGCAATACTCCCTACACCTGAAAGTACAGAAAAGCCCCCCGATAATATGTCAAGAAAGCTTGCTCCCTTTGACGTAATTGCATCAAATCCACTTTCAATTGAATTGATACCCGATACAGTCCCTAAAATAAAATTTTGTATTTTTCCCGCGGTAGAATCGGATATAATTCCGAACTGATTCAAAACATCGATTCCTTCCACCATTACGCCAAAAACATCTATAAGAGATTCCCACCAATTCACGGTCATTTCATTAGCAACCTCTATAGATTCGGCTGCCAATTCGGTATTATTTTCGAGTATAGGTAATTTTTCGATTCCCAATTCAAGGGCATCTGAGAAATCTTTGAAGGTTTCGTCACTTTCCTTTGTTATTTCATTAAGCACATCTTCTTCAGATGTGGCAAGTTTTATGGCCGTTTGAATTTGGTCCAAATCTTTTGGTATTTTTTCGCCTGCGAACTTAAAAAGGGCGGAAAGATCAGACACTTCTTTTCCTACTTTTTCGATAGCGTCCTTATTTTCCACCCAATTTTCCGAACTATTTTTTATCGCCTTAATCAAAAGATTTTTCCGTTTTTCAACCTCTATAAGGAAATTTCCATAGAGGCTCATTTTTTCTTGTAATTTTTCTACTTCTATACGTTCGGCGATAGCAGCTTTTTTGGCTTTTTCGGCGGCTAATTTCTGGGCTTCTTCAGCCGCTGCAAGTGCTTTTGCTTTTTTCTCTGCTTCCTCTTTGGCCTTTGTATTTTTATCTATTTCGATAGAAACATTTACATATCCTAAAATTATTTTTTGCATTTCAGGAGACAGTTTATTAAAAGCTTCTTTATTGGCATAAATGGTCTTAGCAGCCTTTATCATGCTACCTGTTGAGTTTCCTAAGTCAGCGGAAAGTTGTCTTATTTTAGCCTGGTATTCCGCGTTAGCCCTATTAAGTTCGGTAAGCCCGGTTTTATGAATACTTTGGGCATAGGCAATTTTCATTTCCCACTCGTGTAAGGTAGCTGTAGCTTTTACCAGTTTTAAGGTGTCGTTGATGTAGGTTCCTACAGCCCACCCCACTCCAAATGAGGCGAAACCGGCCCCTACTTTTGAAACTATGCCCTGTAAACTTCCCAGTTTCCCGATTAATTGTTTTGTATTGCCTGCCAATGTTTGAATCCCGGCCCCAAAATCCATCACTTTTTTTACTACAAATACAGATACGATCAGTTTTCCCAGAGCAATAAACTGGTCTTTCCACTCATAGATAAACTCTCCTACTTCAATGAGTTTCTGTAAAAATGTACCGATTGCCTCCCCGGCTTGCCTGGCAAAGGTTTCTATACGTTCGCGATTTTCAGAAATCCAGGTTGCCAGGTCTTTCATGTAAGGGAGTAATGCATCAATTATTGCTCTACCGACTTTTTCTTTTACTTCGGACCATATACTTGAAAAAGACCTCATCCTATTAGCGTAGCTATCTGCCGTACGGATAGCGTCCCCCCAAGCGTCACCGGTTCCTTGCATGATAATATTGAGTCTGGCTTGGGCCTTTTCGGCCTCTGATGCAGCCCGAACCCCTCCCCGGATACCTTCGGAGAGAAGCTCTTGGTTAAGTACATTCTGAGTTATGATTACACCGTACTTCCTCATTGTCTCATGGTTTCCGACTATAGCGGATTGAAGGTCACGTAAAACATCCGGCTCCGCTATGTCGTTGAAGCTGCTGAGGTGTACGGTTAATTCGGTAAGTGTCTGGCTAAACTCCCTCGCCTTATCTCTCGTGAAACCGAGCGGGACAAAAGTGTCCTGTAGAGTCGCCATCCAGCTCATGAGGTCTGTCTCCGATCTTCCCACGGCTATAGAAAATTCATCAATAAACTGTGTCGCCGCGGGAGCCTCATCTTTAAATACGGTATAGAATTTGGAGCTAATTTCTTCCGCGGCTGCTGCTGCATCAATGAAATCCATCACAGGGCCGGAGAGCATATCCCAGGCCCTCTCAAGTAGCTCTAAAACCTGATTAAGCTGGAAGGCTGAGTTAAAGACACTATCTAATCCCGCTTTGGCTCGTTTTCCGCTTTTTTCTCCTTTTTCCCCTATTTCCTCGAATACATCTCCTACTTTTTTGATAGAGGCAGTACCGTCTTTAGTATTGACTCTAACTGTGAATTCGAGGATATTAGCCATCACCCTTCCTTTTGATGCTTTTTTTGCCGTTCATTTCTTAATAAAATAATCTCTCTTTTAATTATTGGGAGAAATCGAGAATCAAATCCTGTCAGGGATGGAGAGAGTCCCATTTCAATTAATTCATATTTTTCTAATAGGTGTCCGGCATATTGGATATAAGGAACAATAGAGGTATAGGATATATACTCTTTTTCATATTCGCATCCCTGGCAGGAACTTTCCGACATTTTTCTTTTATCGCATTCTGGACCAGGGCAGCCGGGTTCACTTTGTCTCAATAGGAACCTGACTGCCTGTGTCAGTTTCCCTTAGCCTCTATAATATTTGAGTTCATGTACTCAAACAGTGCCCGAATAGCATTGGTTTTGTGAAGTGCTGGGATATTATCTTTCCCAGTAATAGTATATCCTTTCGTATCTATTATTAGATTATCGTACAATTCACAGAATATTGTTGCACTGGGTTTTGATTTCAATATCACTTTATTCTTTTTTGGGATAGGTATTGGAGTTGTAGTGTTTTCGTAAATTTCAAACTGGTTTTCATCCGGCTGCCGGAAAACATGTGACTGTAAAAGTGTAATCCCCACCTGGTTAGCAACCGTATAAATAACTATTTGGTCATCGGTACAGTCTACTATTTGGTCATTACCGAAAAAATCCGGGATTTCTGATTCACTTATAGACTTAACTTTTGTAATTTCAGTTGCCACTATAAGTTTATCCATTATTGGGGTTTTTTCTTTCCACTTTTTTTCATCTTGGAAGCTGTACCCAGATACCTTTTTAATTATCTTTTCCCAAAGGAATATTAGCCTTTTATTTTGGCTTTTTGGATTTTTTAATCTTTGCTCCCCATTTAGGTTAGATGAGGTTATTTCTTCAGGGAAATTAGTTTCAAGAGCTTTAATATTGTCAAGTGTAAGTTGAGATACGGTGTGAGTAAACGTTTTTTTTCCTCTCTCTATAGAAATTATATAATCTGCTTTTGGGTCAAATCCTTCTTTTGTTTTTACTTCTGGCATATTTATCTCCTTATGCTGGTAAATCTAAATAAGATTGTGTTATATTGGTTATGATTGCCTCATATGGTGCACCGAGTGTGTCATCCCATTTCAATTCGGTACTACAATCATAACAGGTCATACCATCTTCCTCACTGGTTTTTACTTCTTTTATTACTACTTGTGGGAAAGATAGGCTTAATCCATGTTTATAAGTATCTTCGATCAAATCTCCTTCAGCAGTAAATGTTACTGCTTTAACTTCATTTGTTAAGCTATCCGCTTCAATAGTGGAATCGGTTTTCATAGCCATTTTCCAGGAAAGTTCTACTGAGCGGGACGATACAAGACAGCGTCCTCTAATTTGAGGTGCATCTTTGTTAGAGTTTAAACGTCCACTCCCTGGGAAGTAACCATCCTTCTCGTTTAGTTCGTTTGTGTGTTTGAATGAGAAACTTTTCAATTCAGCAGAAATATTAGAGGCTCCCCACAATAACTGTACATCAGCAAATATAAGGAAAGAAGCCGGACCAGGTGCAGGCATTGTTATGGTTGATGTTTCAAAAAAGCCTGAGCCTAACATCTCTACTGATACTTTTAGTTGTTCTTTGGTTTTCCCAGTTATGGTGATTGATTTAATCACCATATCCCTAAATTTCGTTTGAACGCCGGTTGCTAATTGTTCGACATAGGAAAAAGATGGAAGTTGTTTTCCAATACTGGGGTCATTTATATCCATCATTTTAATTGTGTGCCGGTAGGCGGTTGTGCTATCGGGTTGTGAAGAAACGCATGAACCATTTAAGAATGCCAATGCCCATCCAAGGATAAATGATGAGCTATCGAATGTCAGTGAGCCATTAGTGGAAATACCTTTATTTTTAACATACGTGGCAAACTCATGGCCTTTTCCGGCCATGCTTTTGTTATTCCATTTATCTAAGGGTTTCTCAATTTTGTTGCCTTCGTATGGGTGCGCTATAGTAATAGATGTATCTGGTAACGCGGTCCCATAACTTGTTTGTTGGTTAGTTGAGAAAGCCCCACGTATAGCTTTTGGACTTACAAAATTACCCATTTCTACCTCCTTTTTTAGTTGCTGTGGGAGCGGTTTGGGTTTCAGATTCCGTTTCTTTTAAATCCTTACTTTCTGTCACATCAAACAAATCCTTTAAAAATGGGAAGTCACGGTCTAAACATGTATAGGGAGGATTTCCTATAAGGATAATTTGGTTGTTTGATATGGTAACCCTGTTAGGCTTTTTTTTACCTTTTTTTAGGTCTATTGTTATTTGTTTCATTTGTTACTCCTTAAAATATTTTTGGTTTTAGTCGCACAGAATAGGGAAGAATATGTTCCCGGAAAAATCCCTCCCTATCCTTGTATTTTTTGTTTTTGTATTCGACCGGCTGGGTTTCGTCATATCGGATATCTAAATTAGTGGTGGCCTCTCCGAAATTGAATAAAGAAAGAGATACATCTTCAATCATTTTCATAATCCCCACCTGGCCGGATTCAGTTCCAATTATTGAAAGCCTTTGATTGAAATTTCTTACGATACAGACAATATCTACTCCGATGGTAAGTTGTTCTAGTCTATTTGCTATTAAATCTTTATCTCTATTTGTGGGAGAAATGCATATACAGTAATTTTCAAAGGTAGGGAGTGTATCAGATGGGTATAAATCAATATACACCGCTTCAATATAGGTAAGGGTGGTATCAGTTTTTAACCAGGTTTCAAGTGTTTCTAGGAGTTTATATGGGGTCATGATTATCTCCAGTATTTTCCAGTGAATTTCAGTATGAATGAACGGGCTTTTTTTCCACCATGATTGAACCTATTCCCATCGGATTTCATGATTTTCCCGGATATTAATTGTCCGTTAAGTTTTAAATCTGAACGCAAAGTGATAAATAAGCGGAAGGCAATGTTTTCAACTTCGGTTTCAGTCTCGGCTTCTGTTTTATCCTCAAACAGCAAAATCACACCGATATCGCATGTCTGTGTTATCCCGGTATATGTACATCGTCCGGCTGATGTATGAGCGGCTTCCTCTTCATCCAAAACCACAAAGCAAGTATTATCTATCCCGCTATCATATTTAGTGTATATTTTTTTTATTTCGGGGTATTCGGTATTATTGTCATCTATATATCCTTTTAGGTAGTCTGCCAGTGTCATTTTTATGTTACTCCGAATTTATTTTCTCAATTTCTCTCTTGAAAATTTGAGGTGCTTTTTCAAGACCAGCTTTCAATCCAGCCGGCATAAAGGGATTAGGTTTCATACCTGCGCTTGAACGGGCATATACAACTTGCCCTTTCAAACGAGCTTCTTTCCATGCCTGGGGGGTCTTAGGACGTGGGGTATTTGGACTTTTCATCCATACAAGGACTTTTTTTCGTTTTGGGAAAATTCTTTTTCTCCTTCCGGGGCCGTGAATGCCTGTCCCCACCACGACAAAACGGAAGTAATCCTCTCCGGTTTCCGGGTTCAACGCGGTTCCGGTAAGGACGCCCTCGATATAATCACCGGATTCCCTTACATCCCAATCGATTGCTCCGCGTCCACCAGAGGCCCCGGCTATTCTTCCCGATGAAACCGGGGCACGTTTCCGCGCCTCTTTCCGGCATTCTTCCATTGTCTGTCCAGTTGCGTTCAAACAGGCCTTTTTGAATTGTTCCGGGGCTTCTTTTATAGCTTTGAGGTCTTTACTGAATACAACGTCTGTGCTCATTTTCTTATGCTTGAACGGGTAGTACCGGTTTGGAGGGAACGTACTTAGATACCCCTTTCCAGGCGTCTGCCCAAAACGTCTTTTTCATTGCCAGGATTTCGGCGGGCTTTGCCACTCTAATCGTTGACCCGCCAAATTCCCGGTCACCGTCGGTTCCTAAAAGGATTCCGAAATCGCTTACATGGATGTTAATCTCCGGCAGTAGAAAATACCAGGTAAGTTTCCCTTCAGCGCCCCGGAAAATTTTAGCTTTCAAGAGTAATAATGGATCCGGATATGTTGCTTCAAGTGTTTCTTTGGCTTCGTCATAGCTATCATTAGAAATCCAGCTCCTTAACTCGTTTTCCGCAAAAAGCAAAGCAGTTTCAATTTGTGAGTTAGTGGGCTTGGACGGAAGGGAATTATTATCCTTGAAGGATTCGACTGATGTTAATGGCATTATTTCACCCTATTAAGTTACTCAGTCGGTACCATGTAGCTTGCAAAGCCGTTGGAAGCGAAGGTAAGGTTGGAATCAATTACTACAGAAGACTGGCGCATAAGTTTTTGATAGCTTAATCTTTCGTTCCAGTTCATCACTATTATCCGCTTAGAATGAAACTGATCTATATTGAGAGTAAGGCCCTCTCGAAGGTATTCAGCTACACTCCCTCTTCTTGAAATCAAAGAAACTCTTCCGGCTCCGACATCGTCACAGATAAGCCCCTCGCTGGGAATCAGGTTCCTTCCCGAAATCTTAAATGAGTAAAGAGGTTTCCCTTCATAGGGTCGTTTCATTTCGTCGAATTCGCTAATATCGTCAATAATATCTTCGGGTCCGACAGCAACAGTAACAGGAAAACCTAATCTCGCCATCCGCAGACAGGGAGTCTTAATATCACGAAAAGTCAAACCCGCCTCTGTATCCCTTACACCGAGTATATTAGCACTATTAACCACTTTTTGTTTTGTCAATATGTCAGTTGCCCCATCTCCGTTTATTACTACATCGACCACCCGGCGTAATTTACCTCTATTGGTAGCTAATGCGTATATTGCAAGAAAATAATTCAAAACTGGGAGCCTTGTGTCCGCAATCGTATTGTAGGGGATTTCAATAGTGTCGCCATAGTCTTCGGGGGTTGTATACTTTCCCTTAATATTAATCTGGTGTGTACTGGGAGTTTCACCAGGTGCCAGCCTTTTTTCCTTCTTTCTTGTGTCTGTGAACGTTGACTCTACATAAGGTTGCAGTACCGTTGCACTGGTGTCAATTTGTGAATAGGCAAGCAGTGTCCGATAATCGGCATCATCATATAGAGCCTCAAAAAGAGCTGGAAGTACAGTCTCCCGAAAAAGGAATCCATAGGCCGGCTCCCTAACAGCTGCATCAACAATTTGCGACACAGTTGTGTTGTAGTAGTCAAACCCCATTTCATAATAATATTTTTCAAGCTGTGTGTCCTGGCTGCCAAATTCCGGGAATTCTTCCGAAAGGAATTGCCGCAAAAAGATATTTTCACCATTCAATCTCCTTTCGTTCATCTGGGAGTGTAATCTCTCTATACTCATATTATCAGTTAAAGGCATATGTTCCTCCTTATTTTAGAAGAATTTCAAAAGTGTCGCCGGCACTTGCTGCGCTGGTTAATGCGACACCTCGAACTAATCCGGGGTCATCCGTGCCGGGTACAAATGCGGCGTAACGTTGTGTAGTTCCATCGGGGGAACCTACCTTGACTCGGTCTCCGGCAGTTATTGCCCCGGATGCTATACCGGTTCCCCGGTGGTTGTATTGGCCGTCTACGGATATCCCCGCACGGCCTGGGAAACCTTCGGTGGGTGCCGAAAAGAGCGTTCCAATAGCAAATTCATCAGCCCCGGCAATAGTAGCGGACAGGTTATCATCTATTTTCATTTGGGAATTTAGGGGGTGCTCATCTTCCACATCCAGGCCGATAATCCAGCGGTAGGGATTCATTTTCTCTATTGTGGTCATGTCTATTTCTCCTTAGAAAATCCGTACTTAATCGGTTTTAGTTTTTGCCTCTTCTCCGATTTTTTGGGTAGTGTGTCTTGTGAGCTTAACCGTGTTACATTGGTACTCCCGCAATCCTGGCATTTTAAAGGTACCAGGGAGTCAAGCTTTGACTCAAGAGAAGTAATCATTTCTCCCAGCTTCTCATATCCAGCGGTTTGGATTACTTCTTGCTGAAGGGTATCGACCTCTCCACCGCTGCTCAGTTTTTGCAGCCGGGTTACTTCGTTTCGCTTCTCTTCAATAGCCTTTTGGGATAACTCTTGTAAAGGTTTAAGCTCTTCAAGTTCGGCCTCTAAGGATTCCACCTGACTAATTAGACCATCCCTTTCTTTTTTTAGTTTTGTCAGGAAAACCTTCAACTGGTCTACCGTGGAAAATTCCTTTCCCAGGGCTTTTGTTGCCATTTCAAGAACGGCTTGGATATCTTCATCATCCATTGTTACCTCCTGTGTTTTTTTGTTTATTTTTTGTTCAACGTAGACTGTTTTTGGCAATTTTGATTTGAATACATCTGCATAGTGTTCAAGTTTTTGTGTGACTGCGGAGGGGTCCGCCCCTGCCCATACAAGAGAAAGCTCATAGTATCTTTTTATTTCTTCTACTACGAGTCTAACAAGTTGGTTATCAACTGTTTTTCCCCAGTTCTCAAAGAATTCTTTATATTTCATGTTATGAGAGAATGAGCACTTGTATGTTAGGGTAATACTTAGGCGGTTTGCACTTCCTGCCGCAAAGTGTATTGCTATATCTTTACTATTGCTTGCAACTTTATTGACATTTATTTTTCCCCCGATTCCATCGGGTTTGGTCGAATAATCATAAAAAAAATTCTCGGCATGGCCTAAAAGGTAATTAACGCTGGGTATATGGTCGGCGTATAAAGACAATGTCTCAGGGAGTATTGATATACTGTCTTCGAGTACTTTACCTTTTGCATAATCGACCGGGGCGGTCATTTCTGTATCAAGGAATACAATATGTCTAGACAGCATCCTTGCCTCTTTTGATACAAACATATTAGTTATGTCGTTGGTATTAATTACAGCCAGTTCAGCCGGTTTTTCAGGCTCTAAAGCTGGACTCTGGATTATTTGAGGGGTTGCCGCCGGTTTATTATGGGAAATTGATGGAATAGTGCAATCAAAGGAACAAACAAAGGTTTCTGGGTTGATTTCTATCAAGTTAGGGATTTGTACTAATTTTTCGGGTTTCATTCATTCTCTCCTTCTACATAGCAGTAGCAATGGCAATGGAAAGGAGGTATTTTCTCCCCGTTTTCCACCATTTCTTTTATATTTTTATGCTTCAGTTCATCATTTGAAATTGATGAATTTATGATTACTTCTAATGCCTCATCTATGGTATCTGCATCCTCAAAAGCTTTTACTGTCTCCATAGCTTTTGAAATAAGAACTCTTGTATTTTGCAATGGTTTACAGGTTTTGCAATAGGGGTCTAACATTCCATTTATGCGCCCGTATTTAAAACCGACTCTATCCAATTGGGTAAAGTGGGTTCTGTTCTTAATGCTTGACATGGTGGTGGTAATAATCCGTCTCACCTGCCATTCAAAATCGACATCTATTGCATTACCGAAAAGCCGTTGAAATTCTTTTTCAACGGCATTTGACCAATCACCGTGAATTGATTCCCCACGAGCCAGGAATTTATTAGTAAATTCTTTGATCTGCCCCCCGAACCCCTCATTATCAATAAAACTGCTAAAAAAGTGACAATCGCACCGGGCGTACAGTTCCATAGCCCGCCGGTCTCCCTCTCCAAAGATAAACTTAAAATCCGGCTTTTTTCCAGGGAAAGCGGAAAGGTCTTTAATGAAGTCCTTACCGGCTTTAATTGTCATCTCCTCTGAAACTTTTCTTAACCAGGAATCTTTGTCATTTATTTTTTGGTAGTCAGGGTCTTGGGCGATATAGTCAATAATAGCCTTTCGGAAGATTTCGCTATCCTGGGAAATTGCTTCGACATTGGCTTTAAAAAATTTCAATGCGTAGTCAATCACATCGGCTTTAAGTTCAGAGAAGTAAGGGAGTACTTTTTCAAGGTAATTTTCGATATAGCCTTTTACTTTTTCATTTGTTAATTCTGCTCTTTTTTTGTCTTCATCCTCTTTTTTTTTACTGTATCGGTCCAAGTTCAGGGAGTCCCTTAATAGGTCATATCTTTGTAATGCATGATTCCAACCGAACCTCTTAACGGCCATTGATTGACTCTCCTGTCCTTTCCCAGCGGTTCGGCTTTTGTAGTACCACTCCTCATCGTAGAACTCTGAGTAACCTAATTCTTGGGCAGCTCTGTCAGGAGATATCACCCCCATGTTTAATTTATCTCGAACGTTGAGAGTTTTATATCTTTCGGCCAGGGCGTCTAACTGTGGCCGAATACTATTATTATCGTTGAATCTAATTCTTACCCGCTCATCTCCCACAAAAGCACCGGACAACAGTAAATGTAATGAATAAAAATACTCCAGCATACGTTTAACTATGCGGCTTATACTTCCGGTATAATGGATAAGAATTTTATATATAATTGTCAAAAAAGTTTCTGTTTGGGTGGCATGGTCTGAGAGTAAACCGGGATCTGATTTGAGGCCGTTATAAAGCTTCCGATTCACCGCGTCTGTGACTTCTGATATCCCCCGGAGATTCTGAGCAACGGAAAAGTTGTCAAGTTCCAGGTCATTCGGCATACCGATAAAACCATCAGTTGATGATTGGGCCAATGCGTTAACGTTTTGTTTGATGAATTCTTGATATCTGAGCCTAAAACTTTCCGGGGTTTCGTCTTGCTCCAACTCTGGCGGCGGCGGTATCCTTGCCGCGATTTTTCCAAATAATGTTAAATTTTCTACCACACGGTGCATCTCCTTGAGAATTTCAGTACTCAGGAGATTAGTTCCCATTGCGGCAAGGAAAGGAGGAATTCCATAAGGGCTGTTATCTAATACCTGTAATGCATCATAGCGATAAGTAATTGAGTTTAGAGGTATCAAATTAAAAATATTTTGATTCCCAGTTATGGTGTGTTCTAAAGCCTGGTGTGGCTGCCATTCGCCTTTTTCCTTCAAAAATCTTATAGAGTAAGGAGGCACCAAAATAATCCGTTTTATTCCCGTCGCAGCTCCGTTTATTTCAGCTTCAGCGGACCCGGCACCATTTCGTGAAATTTGGTCTATGATATTATTGATCTGGCTATCAATATTAAGGTGTTCAGCCAGGTTGTTGACAAGCGACATTATAGCAGGTATTCGATTCTCCGGAGCTTCAACTAGAACCTTATGCCCCGTATTCGCTATCGCTTGAAAATTAAAGATAGCTTTACTAAATTCCGGTTCAATAACCGTCATCTTGCTAAGTACTTTCAATATCGTATGAGGGACCCAGGGGTCAACCAGTGAAAAGGCTTTTTCATACCTTCCCAGCATTTCAGCCGGGGTGTCATCCCTGGAAGACCGCCCTCCTGGTCCTGGTAAGGCTGAGCGGTCAATACTCCACCTCTTTTTCCTTGTATCTTTAGGTTTTTGCTTCCTGAAAAGTTTAGAAATTTTAGTGAGTGGTTTCAATTCTGCCTCCAACTGGAAAAACACCATAACTGCGGTTAATGTGTGGCTGAAAAAGTCTCCAGGCTTGATAACAGTTATTTGCCGCCATCCCGTAATGATTCTCCACACCCCGCAAATATCTAAATTTTTCCCTGCCTTCGCTATCTTTTACCCTTTCTTTGATGAGCTTTTTAAAATGGTTCCTGACTTCTTTGATTATGGGGGCAGTATCCCCCGGTAAGATAAAAACGCTCCCTATGACAGCGTCAATCAGTTCGTCAAGGCTTTCGGTTCTGGGTAGATTGATCATTTCAACCATTTGTCCGGCTTTCTCGGTTGTCTTTTGTTTCAGTTCCTCTCCGTGAAAGTTCTGGACTGCCACCCGTTTCTTGTGTTTTAGTGCGAACTTTTTAGCATCATGGACATTAGGTTTCATGTCGATAAGGCAATAGCGGACATTATGTTTCCTCATAATCGGGTCTAATTCTTCGATATCATCTACCGCCCCAAAGTCATGAGCCAGTAATTTGTATCCCTCCGGATGTCCGGCCACCCAATGAAATTTATTACCGTTATCCACTCCCATGTAGGACATACCGGGGAAACTTGGTCTAATAGGGTGAGACCCAGCTAATTTTTTTAATAATCCCTCTGTGAGGGGTTGTCCCATACCGGCATAGGGTAGCCCTATTTTAGCCCTCCAAAACTTCTCTTTTTGGGCTGGGGTAACGGCTTTTTTATACTCTTCATAGAGTTTATGCGCTATGTTAAGGAAGCGGGCCGGTGCCCAATTCCAGTACACCTGCGAGAGCTGATAACTCCTGATTGCACGTCCTGGATAAGCTGCAACCCATTCCCCTGTAGATGCATCGACAGGTCTTCCGCATTTTTCGCAGGGAAAGTAATAATTATCAACTCCTTTCCGGGTGTGTTTACAGAGGAACCGTTCAGGGTCTTCCCATATATTCAGAATAACATTATTGTAAGTATTACATTTTCTACACTTGAATAAAAAGTAATGCTGATCACCCTCTTTAAAATCTTTATCAATCCCGAAATCAGCGAAACTGGGTTTACTTAATTCGCGGATAATTTGTTTTTGTGAGTGTTCAAGCCTTTCTTCTACTATTTCGGCGTATTTTTGATGTAAGAGGTCTTTTTCATCCTTAATTAATATATCAGCAGAAATGCTGGCTGTATTTGTTTCTGTTTTAAGCCCCCGAAAGTATAGAGTACCGAATCCGATTTTTTTTAGAAAGGGAGTATTAACCTCTCCAATTTTGCTCTTAATTTTTGGAGAATCCCGGATAATGGGATCTACTTTACCTGGTACGAAATCCTTAATCCAGTCATCCGTAGGCCCACAATACAGGGCATTTAAGCGCCCTTCTATTGCCCCATATAAGATGAATGAGATTGCATAACAGGATGCCCCAATTTGGACTGATTTTCTTATTTTGATATTGGGGTGTGTGTCCTTATAGAGGGCCATTAATTCGGGGTGCATGTCAAAACTGAAAGATATCGAATCTAAAAATATATTTCTTTTAGTCCATTCTGGCAGGGAATAGCGTTGACCGGCTTTATTAAGTCTATCCTGGACGTGTCCTAAAATATCGGATTCTTTCATTTTGATTTTTTCAATCTCCGGTTGATCTCTTTTTGAATTTCATCCCGAAATTGGACTAATTGTGGTCCGATGACATGATGACTTAGAAGTACATCCATGACGATATTAACAACCTGTGAATTATCCTCTTTAGGTTGCAAAGAGGCATAGAGGTAATTAACCTCCTGTATGAGGGATTTTAAAGCAAAAATAGCCTGGGAATCGACTTTTTTACCTTTATCTTTTAGGCAATCTTTAACCCGTTTCGATAGTTTTTCCTTAAGGTCTACTAATTCGTCAAGCCTTTGACTTTGAAAGCTTTTAGCCGCGTTATCTCGCGACATTGAGTTATAGTTATTAGCTATAGCGTGCCATTCCTCTTTATTCTGTTTGTACCATCGGCATATTGTGTTATAGGTCTTTTTATAGCCCTCTTCTTTGAGTGTTTCCCAAACGCGGTGACAGTTCTGATATCTGCCGTAAAGCTCACGCGCCCGCTCATAAGTAGTCCAGTCCATTACCTTTGGCATCACAGACACCTTAAGTAAAGAGTGGCTTTCTCAAGTATTTTCATAGCCCATTTAACTTTCTTTTTCCTTTCTCTCATGCCTTTGAAGAAATTTAGTAATCTCTTTAAGAAGCTCACCAGGGTCACCTCTCTTGAGTAGATTTTCCGCGAAATCTATAATCGTTGTATCTCTTTTGCGGATATCTTTGTATAAGCGGATAATTGCTGTTACAAGTGCGGTTATTACTGCCGCTAAGGCACCAATTGCAATTCTTAGTAATTCTACTTCTTTCATTCATCGGTATTATTTTTTATCCGTATCATGGACTAATTCAGCCGCGTTAAGGAGTAGATTAATAACTTCGTGGGGTGGGGTGTTGGTTGTTGCCCTATCGGGAAAAAATTTCAAAAGCTTAGTTTGCCTTGCCAATTCGCTTTCGGCCTCGGAACAGTGTACATTATCTTTCTCTCTGCGTCTCAACACCTGCATTCCAGGGATATATATGATAATCATCACTAATACCAAAATTAAGGCAGTTTTAAGCCCATGAGCAAACAGGAAAAAAGCCGGGATAAAAACTGTCATAGCCTGAAAAAAACGAATTAAATAATAGAAATAGTCATACTTTTTTTTAGTATATTTATTGGTAAGATACTGTAGCCGGTGAATATGGACATGATTGATGTTTGGAAACCGGAAAACCATCATCCGGGTACATTTTGTAAGTTTTAGAAGAAAACTTACGAGTCTATATCCTTTTGGTTCCGCGCTTCCGAAGGTTCCGTTGACTCCATCAGTATGGACATGCATGATATGAGTTGAAGGGGTCTTAACTCCATGCCCCAGGGAAATTAACCTACTTACCAAGTACCCTAAAAAACCACTTCCCCAGGTAGCAACAAAATCTCCCTTTTTAAGAACCGTCTGAAGTTTTGCGATTTTTTTCTTTGACAGGGGAACTTGTTTCCTATTCCAGCGGACGAAGTCCCATAACACAAGAAGCACAAGAATCATTATAATATATAACTTTTCCATCTCTTACTCCCTATTCCGGCGATTCCAATTCCTTTAGTTTTTTTTTGGCTCTTAACAAGCTAATTTCAGCAAGGAATTGCCCCCATTTTTCTTTACTCACTCGGACATAGTTGTCACTATAAGGGATAGAGTCGGTACCCTCTGTATGTTCAATACCTAAGTCTATCCGTAATTCCTTTAGTCGTTCTTGCACGCTGTCCCAAAGTCTGGGGGTTACGAGGTATGAATCCGGGTAGTCCGGTGTGGTAAGTATAAGCTCCCAGCTTTGTAATACGATTTCTTTTGATGAGCTACTACAGCTCATCATCAAGATTGACAAGCTCATGAGTAATATTAGAAATACTCCCGTAACCCTGGATAGCATTTTCGATTTGTTGCAGTAATTTTTTGTGTTCATTTTTTATCCTCGTTTTCTCCGATATCTGGTTAGTTAACCAGTTCAACACTAATTTAAGAAGCTGTGTTATTATTTCATCCATGGTGCACTCCCTAAAAAAGTGAATCGATAATCCCAAGAACTTGGTCAATGTTAACCTTGAAAATAAACAAAAGCACAGCTATCAAAACCGCCAAAACGATTACTACCAGCAACCATTTTTTCTCACTGATAAGCTGTTTTAATAGCCGTATCAGCCTTAATTTTAACCGTTGCATAATCATCTCCTTTAGCCGCCTAAACGCTGAAAAAAACGTTTAATGCGGGCAATATAGTTCAGTGTTTCATGAGCATGTTCCCCAGTTATTCGGGGTAGATACAGCCCACCGACTACCAGAAAAGAGTTATTTTCTTCCCTGTTTTCCACTGCTAATTGATAAGCTTTCTGCATATTTCCCGGCCCCGCATTGTACGAGGCTAACGAAAATTCCCAAAGGTCAAACGGAGTAATCCGTTTCTCCCAAAAGCTCCACATCCTATCCATGTATTGAACACCGGCTTTGATGTTTTTTTCAGGATTATAGAGGTCATCAACCGAATATCCCATCTCTGCGCCCGTTTCTGGCATTATTTGCATCAGGCCGATTGCTCCGGCTTTGCTTTCAACCTTTGAATTTAAAAGACTTTCGGCAAGGGCTTGCGCTTTGATATGGAGTACATTTAATGGGATAGTAAACTTTAACAGTGAACCTAAAATCAAACCGTCATACTCATTAGTAATTTCCATATGTTACTCCTTACTAATTCTGGATAGTATTAATATACCCCGAAATAGGAAGGAAATGTGATCATAATGCACACAATGCACATAATGCACAAATTTTTCACATAATTTTGCTTGCCTTTCTCCACCTATGACAGAAATTTGTTGATTTTAGTCATTGACAAAACCGATAAACAATACTATATTAATAAATTAGCAACCCACAAGGCTAAAACAATGACATTATTAAAAAAAGTTATAAATTTTATCAAAGGGAATATAAAAAAAAGTCGGAAAACGACTAAAATCACAGGACTAAAAACCTATAAATGTACTAATATCGTAAAACTGTTTTTTAAAAAAAGTCGTTTTCCGACTTTTTTTATAAGTAATAAAAAAAAGACGGCCGCTGGGAAGCCGGGGATTGATTTTGGTCGAAAAACGACTAAAATTACAGGACTAAAAACCTGGAAATGTACTAATATCTTAAAATCGTTTTTTGAAAAAAGTCGTTTTCTGACTATTTTCGCAAAAAGTGATATTGTTTTTTTTGGGTTGACAAAATCCTTAAAAAATCATATTATTTTACATAAACAATTTAAATGGGTATGTAATATTTTGGAGGCGATATGAAAAAAATAATCTTAGCGATAATTATTATTAGTTTTATTAGCCCGTCTATTTTTTGTTATCTAACTAATAACAAATCTTGTGAAGCTTTTGTACCGGATGCATGTGATGATGAGACGGATAGTGTTGCGGATTTTACCCCCAATTTAGGTAAATTATTAATTGATGGAGGTAATTTTTTTCGAATGGGATTTGGTGATTTTCAATATTTCTTAGGTTGTTTAGAAAATTCCGAGGTATATAATATAAATTATCAGGATATGAGCAATTATCTAAAAAGGACCGAGGATAATATTTATACGGCCATTGTAATATACACCAGAATTATAACTTATTCACGAAGTGCTTACTCTTATAATGAATATATAATTAATAAACTAAGACAATTCGATTACGACTCCTATCAAAAACAACATCGTTTAGACTATTCTATTTTTAAAAAAGTGCAATACTATCTTAAACACGGGAATGTAATTGGGGCCTATGAATATTTTTTGTCAGAAATTTCTAACATAAAGCGTATATTGCTTGAAATAAAAAGACGTGTCGATGAAAAGAAAACTCCTGAAATAAGAAAGTGCTGGGTGTTAAACCAACAGTTCTCTAATATTTCTCTATTTTCACAATATATTTCTGAGGTTTTCATGAACTTATAAGGATTAAATATGGCAAAAATTTTCATGTTAACACTTTCCAGGGAAGGGAAAAAATTTTTAAACTGGAAATTTTTTATTATTTTTATTTTAATTATTATTATATATTTTATACTTTTTTTTGATGGCACCAATAAGTATAACGATACTTTGAGAGAAAAAGATATCTTTTTAAAAAAAGAAAAATTAAAAGTAACAAATTTATCTATGATCAGACAATATGCCGCTATGGGAATAAAGCTAATGTTTGTTCCTTCAAAATATAGTATCCTTCAAAATTATCCCAATACACTCTTAGCAGACATTGATACTGCTGACCGCTTAAATATATACAAATCAAACAAAGGGAGAAACTACATCAGGGGAGAAAATTTCCTTCAAGGAAGCAACTATATGACATACCTCGGATTCACTTTTTTATTATTGGTGTTGTTTTCGATGTTATATGGTTTAAATCTTACTAAAAACAAAAAAAGATTAATGTTTCTCTCAACGAGTAAAAATGGAAATAAATTTTTTATTACAATGATATTTTCTAGAATTATTATTCTCTCCTTACTGTTTTTTTTAGTAATTACTATCCCCGTAATAGTATTAAATCTAAGATTAATGCCTTTATTATATTTGATTCTAAAAACTTTTGTATTAATCCTATCCTGTTTTGCTATAGGTTCTATAATCGGGATTCTAAATGAGAAATTGTCGCTTTTATTGCTTCCAACTATTTATTTTATTTTAATTGTACTAGTACCAATCTTTTGTGATAAGGTTACCCATACATATGCTACATATGTAGAATCCTTGTCAAATTTTGAATTACATAACATGAATATTATTTTGAAAGCAGAAAAAGAATTACTCGAGAACTTTGGGACTCTAAAACCAGGTGAAACCAGAAATGAAATTCAAAAAGCTGTAAAAGAAGCAATTGAGAACCAACACCTACAAATAGAAAACAGAGAAAAAAAATTTTTAGATTCAACGGTCAGACAAATGAGGAAACGCTCTTTGATAAGTTCTCTTTTTCCTACGACATCGTATTTAGATTTTATAAATGAAATAACGGGGCAGGGAGTAATATCATATAAGAATTTTTGTTTATTTACATTGACGCGAAAAAAAGAATTTATCGATTATTATTTTCGAAATAGGTTTACAAAAGAAAAAATCAATAAATCCGAAATACAGAGAGTATTACCATTTATTAATAAAGATAATGCTTTTTATTATTCTAAAAGTACTAATCCTTCATTTAATTTATTTTCAATTGCGATTTCCTTTATATATTTTTTAATCCCGATGATTTTTGTTTTCAGTAAATTTCGAAATCTTGTAAATAAAAATAGAAATGTTGGAATTAATAAAGAAATACCCGAAGGGCAACTAATATATTATCAATATAATTTAAGGGAAACTGACACATCATCGATCCTAAAATTTTTATTTGATAAAGAACTAATAAAAGAAAGGGCTATTTATCTGCCTAATCCTTCAGAAATAGACCTTTCAAAAAAATCAATTGCGGTATGCATGAATATTGATGAAAAAGTTTTAAATGAGTTCCCTGTCTGGAAGATATTAATAACAGGAGCTTTAGAGAAAAGTAAAGTAATAATCGGTGACGGTTTTCTTAATGATTTAGATGAAGGTGAAGAAAAAAGTATTATTTATGAACTTAAATCAACTTTACAAAAGAAAGAGGGCGTTTTTATTGAAATCGGCAGAAATAGATATATAGCAAGTTTTTTTGACAATAAGATATCCGATAAGGATGAGATAAAAGAATATAAAAAATTATTTAGTAAAAAACTTTAAGTTTCATCCGCAAGTGCCATTATTGGTTTTAACTCAGACAATACATACTTTTTAAAATCAGGATATTTAAGCATAAGTGTGGCTAAATAATCAATATCTGAATCACCAGTATAAATTTTTGACATATGTAGTGAAATAATATTATCCACTTTTTTCTCTTTTTTCTTATTTGCCTTCTTAAGATTATCAATCTGAGCCTTAAATCCAGAAATAATGTACTCCCAAGTATGTTTTATAACATTAAATATTCTTGGGTCTTTACTAAAAAACTCAAGGTCATCTAAAATTTGCTCACATTGATGATCAGTTAAATCACCCCGATAACTTGATGGATGCGTTACTACATTTGAACGGTCTACGATAGAATTCATTATTTACCTCATTAGGCACCTCCCACTTTTACCGATTTATTTAGATGATTTTCCCCTTCTTTATCCGATTGAAAAAGATGTGGTAACTCTACTTTTGCAACTTCTAATGCAATTGCAAATTTGTGCCTCATTGCTTTGCTAAGTTTAGGATTTGCGAGTACCTCATATATTTCAAAAAACGTTTCATCCAGTTTTATATTAGGAAAGAGTTTTTTTATAAGACTGATTTTATCATTATTATTAAAATTGTTATTAAACATTTCTCCATTGCCAGTAATTAACCAATGAAAATTTAATTTATACCTGTTGTGCAAATATTCCAAAATCAAAAAATTCGGGAATATTTCTCCTCTCTCAATTCGCGCAATATTCGAATGACTAACATTTGCCTCTTTAGATAGTTGTATTAATGTTTTATCAATCATTTTTCGAAACATATTAATACGAGTACCTATTTCTTTTTTATCAGCCATTCAGTCTCCGTGCCAAAAAATCAAAATTAAATTGGAAAATATGCCATTCAATTGTTGACAATTTGGCAAATTTGCATATAATGTAAATATGAAACAAAACAAAGTTGAATATTTCGATAAAAAAAACCTGGCAAGCCGTAAACGGGTGAGATACACCAAAATGAAATACCATGGCTTGACCTGCCGTTCTCTGGCTAAACGATTCAATTGCCATTTTTCCACCGTTGCTCTGGCTATCTCTGAGCGTTTCAATAATCCGAAGCATAGAGAAATCATAAAATTTATCGATCATCTTAAACTTAACCTGGGAGAGTAAACCATGAAATTTTCTCTTATTACAAATTATTGCTATCAAGGCAGTCAAATAAATTTCTACGGGGACGAAAAAGGTAACCTCTGGTTTTCCTCTAGAGAAATCTCCGTCCCTTGTGGCTTCTATTCCCAATTCGCTCTTAATTTTGAAATCAGAATGGGTTCCCAAAAGGAACTCAAACCCTTTTCCTGTGAAATCCTTTTGAAAAACAAAAAGAAAAAGTCCCTCATGATTCAAGAAAAAGGGCTGTATTCCCTTATCGGGAAATACAACCATTCCGATTTTTTGGGATTTCTTGATTTCATCCGGGATAGAAAAGAAAACTCCATCTCCATTAGAAACCATATTAAAAAAAATCAAATGAGCAGCCTTGATCATACAAATATAATAAATCAAAAGAGGGGATATGTCAATGACAAAATTTAGCGAATTTCTGTCAAAGAAAACAAATTTTTCAACACGTGTTACCATTAAAAGAGCAATAAAAGAGGTGGTTAATAGTTCGGGACTCTCAGTTGACCAAATAGCTATTGAAATCAACTACCTTATGGGTACAAATTATAAAGGTTCTTCCGTATACAACTGGACTTCTACAGCTCATGAACACATCCCAAACGCTGAAACACTGGTAGCTCTATGTTATGTAGTAAGTTCTATTGAACCACTCCAAGCATTAATAACTCCATTAGACAAAATTATCCAAATTGTTGATATTACGCAAATTAAACTTCTTGAAATCATCTCAAGTAAAGAGACCGAAATGGTCGAAAAGGAAAAGCAAGAGAGCTACTGGAAAGAAATTGAAAGAATAAAGAAAAGATATCGAAGTATTGGAATTGAATCACCTATAAACGAGGTGAAACAATGAATCTCATAGAACCAATAATAGCAAAACCATGGGCACTTTTTACAGACCGTTTTCACAATATTGATATGGCATTTTTTGAGGGAGAGGAGCAGTTGTGGCTTACTACTGAAAACAAAATGGATATCCTTAATTCCGGTGATAGAAGTAGCATAATCAAAGGTGGTATTCTGTACTACGCCCCGCATCTCCGAAAATTTCATACAGCCAATCTAAACTCAGAATATTTTATTATCTCCCTAATCTTTGAAACCCACCCGAACCCAAAATACTGGTTTGAATGCTTAGTAGATATCTTTTCAAAATACAGAAAAGGTTATAAACCGACATCAATTGATATTGATAGATTCTGCCAGGCAAGCAGATTAAAAAAAGAACTAATTTTTTAGGAGGATAAAATGATCTTAACCAATGGTCAAGAGAAAGCCCCTTACCCCGGCAAACTCTCAGCAATGCTTGACTACGTTGATGAAGAGGAATCCGATTGGAGGGAACCCGTAATTATTATCAAATTTACGGATAAAGACAATAATTACGAATTTACATTGTCAATACCGGAAATACAGCCTTATTGCTACATCGATAACACAAAACAAAAAGAAGATTCCGTCGAGGTGGACAAAATGTGTGGCTATTACTATGGCAAAATTGAACGCTTAGTAAAAGTGTTACTAAAATGGGATAAGGCTGTATATGAAATTATTGTTGCTATCGATGACTTTTTGATAGCTTAGAGGTAGAATATGGACGAAAAAAGAAAAGTATCAAATACCGGTATTATTTCATGGAAAGGAGTAAAGTATTATATCAAAGACAAGGATTTTCGGGGAAAAATCGTATCTATTGAAGAAAAAAAAGACCATATTTTACTTACCTCTCAATACCTGAAAAAAAGTAAAGTGGCTCATCCCGTGCAAATTTCTACTTTTGGAGCGCATCGATTATGCCCGCCTAATCCTTATTATCCCTTATCCCCCCCAAGTATTGATGAGGATAAAGAATGAAAAGGCCAAACATATTTAAGAAAAAGCAGAAACCAGCTTTCTTTAATCCTTTCCTACCCCCTGCAATCATTTACCCCAGCGACTCAGAAATCTTTTCTAAAATGGCCCCCATCTCACAGGAAAGCGTTTACGCCGCAGTAAAACGCGCGGAATCTTGGAGGAAACATGAAAATATTTAAATGTGATTTCTTTACTAGGCAGACAGAGAAATCTAAAGTCCAAACAATAGGAACACCTCAAACACTACTGATCGATAACGGTAAACAGAAGAAAAAAACGAGAGACGTTCTCTTTTTTGATTGGGGGCAACAGGATTATGACAGTTTTCATGATTATCGACTGTGCTGCGAAATAATAGAAAAAGCAGAAAAAAACCCGGAAAATTTATATGTCATGTCTTCACCATTCACAAGCCGGGCAATGGTTTCTGCCCTGGAAGATGAGGGATATATCAGTATACCAAATATTTTTTTCGACATGGAAGACTTTTATAAATACTACAAAGACCACAAAGACCAGGAGGCAAAAGAATTCATCTCACTCACCGATCTCACATCGGAACAAATAGAAGTGATGGCGGCAGTCATGTTCCCAAAAGATTTTGAGTTACCGGGAATAAGTGATAGTAGACGCCGGGAGAATTCATATTCCGGTGTATTGCTACCCAAATACAAGAAAGCAGTTAAAGAGCTTATCGAAAAAGGATTACTTAATGTATCTACTGTCTATGAGGATAATAAGGTTTTTCTTGGGGGCTTATTATACAATGTACCCTTTAATATCAAATGGGAATCAGGGGTGTTGAATTGGTTTAAAAAGCGGCTTACCCACATGTATAAACCTAACTTCCTTAATATACAACTTCTAAAACATGAGGATACTGGAACAATAGCAACTCCAAAATATGGAGCTTTTCCCACAAGAAAGAAGGGGTAGTAATGATATATGTGGATGATGTAGAAATACCCTTTCGAAATATGATTATGTCCCATTTGATGCCTGGACCCGGTACCTCCATTCACGAATTAATAACCTTTGGCAAAAAAATAGGATTAAGGAGGTACTGTGTTCAACTTAATTCTGATGTTCCACATTTTGACGTTTCAAAGTCGATGAAAGCAAGGGCAATAAAAAACGGAGCGATAGCAATCAGTACAAGGGAACAGACTTGGAGTGATATCTTAGCTTATTGGCGCTCTAATAGAAATGGGGGATGCATTGATATCTAAATTAAATACATTACTATCCTCCACGCATCAAAGGGGGGGCGGTTTTGGGCATCCGTCCCCCCGCCGCTTTAATACCTCTACCCCCAATATTAGGTATCTCACCGGCCAGGCCAAACATTACTTTATCTTCTTTCTGTTTGGCCTGGTTTGTATTATTTCACCTTTGTTTTTTGGCCGGGGGAAGGCGGGTAGTAATCGTACGGATACTATCAACGATGGTAAGGAATCCCCCGGCCTACGCACTACTAATATAGAGAATAAAAAATAAAGGAGGTTCTTATGGCAAGAATAGATAATGAGGGCAATTGGATTGACCCCAAAGGGAACGCTATTCCAAAGAAATATGTCAAGCCAATAGATAAAAAAAGAGACCGAGTTGTAGAAAATTTTGTAAAAAAATGGCAAAAACTTCAAGAAGACCTTGCCCAATTTAAAGCAGAGTTGATAGAGGGTTTTGAAGATTACACAGCTTTTGTTTTAGCCGAATCCGGCGCTAAAATTGGAGGCGTTAAAGGTAATGTGACTTTAACAAATTTCTCAGCAACCTGGAAAATAGAGCGGGCGAAGAGTGAATTTATTGAATTTGATGAAAGAATTAATATTGTTAAAACAATAATTGAAGCTTGTATAAAAAAATGGTCCAAAGATGTGGTTTCCCCTATTAAACCAATTGTTGAGAAAGTCTTTGAAGTCGATCACAAGGGGCGGATGAATATAAAAGGGCTAAAATCCCTTAAAGAACTAAACATTAAAGACCAGCAATGGCAAAGGGCTATGGAAATACTTGATGAAGCGGAAAAAGTTACAGGGACTAAGACTTATTTTAGGGTTTATGAGCGTAAAGGCCCGGAAGATAACTGGAAACACCATACCCTTGACTTTGCAAATATCCTTCCGAGAAAGAAAAAATCAAGTAAAAAGGTGAAGAAATGAAGAAAAAGCGGAATTATCGGAGTACGGGCAGGAAATCGACAGCCCAAACGAAGTTATCTGAGTCTATGTCTATTGTCCCGGCTGGTTATGAAGTAGATTACCACGCATGCTGGGAACATTTGAAGGTATATATTAAATCTATGACTTCCCTTGCTATTTCTAATCCTTACATTACGGAAGTAGAGCGGGCAAAATTAGAAAAAGTCGGTGGATTTTTAGACACGATGGAAGCAATAGAACGGAAACACATAGTTAGAAGAGGTTAAAATGCCACAGACCGTAGACGAATTCCTTAGTTTTTTACTCTATGTGAAAGCGAACCCCGGTTATAACCAGGTGGATTATAGTCACCTAACCGGGCTTGACAAAATTAAAGTAAACCGCTTTGTAAAAGCGGCACTAAAGCACAACGTTTTACAAAAATCAAACCGGGCCCTCTTTATTGGAGCAGCCCTTTTACCCAATTTAATAAGGAGTAAATAAAATGAAAACGGTAATACCTGTTGATAGTTTAGTCCATGAGTTTGATAAAGTAAATTTAGTTACAGGTAAGGATGGTTGTGATACCTGGAAGTGTAGAAAATGCGGTCTCACCGGTAAAAGACGTGGCTTTACAGATATGCTTCAGGTAAACGGCAAAAAAAGCATCATTGAAAACTGTATCGGAGATACTCACAAATCGGAAGTAAATAAAAATGAGATAATGGATGAAGCTCTAAAAATTATGGAGCCTAAGGAGCAAAAAAATCCTGAAGTATTAGAAGCTGCCCTGGCACAAATAGAATCAATTGAGCCGGTAACCACCGATAGAGATAGCTTTTTTATGGACATCGGAGTTATTAAGGCTTTAAACTTTAGTGAGACCTTCTCCAAATATTTAAAAGCCCGTAAGCTAATGTTACTTCTCGAAAATAAAAAATATAAGGAATTAGGCCTCTCTAATCAAGAGGAAGTTTTTCAAAGATGTAAAATTAAACCCACCACCGGTAAACAGCTTATTTCAGCTTTTAAGAAATTAACTGATGAAGGGTATAAAGCTTTAGCACAGATTAACATGAAACAAAGAGATATTAATCTACTGGCTAAAGCGTCTCCAAAAGTAAAAACAAATGATGGAAAAGTTGAAATGACAATAGCTGGGGAAACCGTCGAAATCTCCCAGGACAACCGGGACGAAATCGCTAATGTCGTATCAAAACTTGAAAAAGAACTTACTGTATCCAAAGCACGTGAAAATAAAATGAAGGAGAAGAATACTAAACTTGAAGAAGAAAACAAGGAACTCTTAAAAAAAGTCGCAGAACAAACACTAAAACCGGATAAAGCTTATGATTTATGCCAGAATCAATGTCATGAATTACTAAAAATTCAAAATCAAATAGTCGCAAAACTTGAAAAAATAAATGAAAAGTACCCGGAACTGGTATTCCAAACAGTCTCTTTAATGGAAGCAAACTTCTTAAAATTAAGAGAAGAGAATGGAGATGAAGTAACGCTTAATATTCCTGAAGATTCTATATTAGACTAATATGCCAAAGATCAAACCCTCACAACAAATCAAAAAACAAATAGCTATTCAATGTCAAACTGCTTATAAAGCAGGCAAATCAATTACACCGATAGTAGAGGGCGCAGCCGAAAAGTTTGGGTATTCGACTAAAACAGTATACCGCTGGATAAAAAAATTTGGATGTCAACTCAATAGGAAAGTACGTTCCGATGCAGGTAAAAGGTGGGTTCATGCGTGATCAGCAGGTCTGCGCCGCGCTCGACCACGTGAAGGCAGGACAGACCGGATTCGTACTGGCAGACGGGTGCGCCTGCAACGCCGGCT